AAAAAACTATATCCTACGCTTACTATCCAATTGAGGGGAGATAATGACTGACAACTTTGCCCCAACCAATGCTCAACTCTCCACCAACCAAAAGCTTGGGATACTCCCCATTCGTGGAGAGAAGAGACTCATACCTATAAATTCAGGACTTCAAGGTAACCTTGAGTCCTTAACCTCTAGAAAATCACCTTTAACAGAGTATATTACTGTTCGAATTAAACAACCCAACAACCAAGTATTCACCTATCGCTTCCTGATTGACCCCAAAACCATCTCAGTTGCCCACCAGACTCTTGACTCACATGCCATGACTAGGGCTGGGTGGCAGTTTGGGGTATGGGGGGAAGACACAATTGATCTCCATATCAGTGGTTCAACCGCAGGACAGTACCTATCTCAAGGTTTAACAGATGCCATGGAAGAGTGGTCCTTAAGCTACAGAAATGTTGTGGAATTAATGAATGTTTTTGAAAATAATGGCTATAGTTTTGAAGGAAGTGACTTGACTTCTGGTGATCCTCGCGCTGCTGATTTTTCTAGAAAGAAGATCAAGTGGCAACAGGATGTTGAGATCAGGGTGGGGAACTTTATATGGAATGGGATGTTTACAACCATGACTCTCTCCCAAACAGCGGATACCCCCTACTACAACAAATTTACCCTTGGGTTCTTAGCCTGGAAGGAGAGATACACTAATAGTTCTCCCTGGAGGAGCCCTCTACCTAACGGAGTGTATAGAGGTCATGCTGCTGAACTTCTACCTGGGATTGAGGCAATTAACGCCTATGCTAAGAGTATAACCCCCATTACTAGCCCTGAAAGATTATTCCCTCTTGTGCCAATAAACCCCAATCCCTCTTTCAACGCTGTAACAGGAATGGTGCCCTTTGTCTAAAATTCGTAACCTCATACAGTCCGTGCAGGAGAGGGAGATAATCAAAACCGCTCCCGATATGGTGGTGTATATTGATGGGCTACCATATTTTCCCAACTTCTTTTTAAAAGGGGACTCAGCCCCTTATGTGGTAGTAAACTTTAACGACTACATTACCGCTATTTCATGCAACTATAATGTGGATAGTCTCATGCCTAGTGGTTCTGTGAATCTATCTATCCCCAATGGCTCAAAACATTTGTTCCTAACCCCTGGCGGGGGCTTCATGCTCCAACCAATGAGTGAGGTTAAGATATATGCTAAGACTTACTTCTTCTCCAAGAGTGGGAACTCTCGCTATAAGCGTGTATTCAACGGAATGGTTAAGGCAATCGACTACAACGAAACAAACACCTCCCTTGAGGTGGCTATTTCCATCGTTGGAGCCATGCGATGGCTAGAGTTAATGCAGGTTGATAAGAAACCGTCCCTTTTGACTTTTTCTGAACAAGGGGTGGTCCCTTATAGCACAACAGATGCTCTTTGCAACCCCTACCAAATTTTGGCTGCTGCATTTAACCGAGCCCTAGACTTCAGTGGGTTTGTGAGGAGCAACTTATTTGAGCAGATACATTCCTATGGAGTAAAGCCCGACTCCTTAGTGAACTGGCAAACTAGACTTAACAAGCTCAAAAAATACATTCATATTTTTGGTTACAAAAATAAGTTGTTAACCTCACCACTCCCAGTCACTAAGGTAGAAAAGGGGGCAAAAGGCGGTAAGGTTGAAAAAATTGAAGAAACTATCGCTAAGCAAGAATCTGAACTCCTGATTTCCTTGATCAATCAACATATGCCTGAAATGTCAATTGGGTCCATTACTCTACTAGACAGTAGCAACATTGTTTCAAGATTGGAGCGTGTCAGACAAGTCATTGAGTCCATAGGTTACGAGGGCTACCAGGATTTAGATGGATCTATCATTATCAAGCCCCCAATCTATAATCTAGATTGCACTCTAGTCGGGGACACCTCCAAACTCAGAGATGAAAATTTAAGTGATACTACAAACCCCTACATTATCCATTTATCCGAAGTTCTGGGAGAGAACTATACAGAGGATGAGGCGGGTATTCGCCGCACTAGAATGTCTGTAAAGGGATCATTTTACCCCGAGGGTTATCAGATAGATATAGGTATCTTCCAGAAAACCGGAAGTTTTACAGATGTAAACCTAGTGAGAAAGTATGGCATCCGTGACGAAGCAGTTAAAACCCTCACCTTCTTGAATAGTAATACCTCTGTTTGTTTTGCATTCGCTGCAATGGAGCTTGCCAAGGCAAATAAGAATGCTAAAACCTACCATGTCACCATCCCAATGCGACCTGAATTAAAGCTAGGGTTCCCAATCTTTGTACCTCACCTAGATATGTATGCCTACATTACTGCTATATCTCTTTCCTATAATGTTGGTGGTAGGGCGGATATGTCTCTAACCTGCAATTATATAAGGAAGAGACCACAGAGGTACACTGAACAGAAGATCGGTGTAGTTTACACCTCCCAGCCAAACCTGGTACACTATATTGCTGGAAAATCCGCACCAGTTCTACCCACAACAACCACTGGCACTAATAGTGCCGGAGCCATTGCTGAAGGTGCCCTACCACCACAACCTCCGGCCCCAGGTCTTTCTAACACTCTACTAAACCCGGAAGTTCTCACTAGCAGTGATAATGCCATTAATGCCTATATAAAAAACAAGGCTGGGTCTATTTTTGAGACTGCTCCAAACACTGCCATTACCAACTGGAGAATAAAAGCAGATGACTTTTTTGATGGTAAGTTAAAAGACGGAAAAAAGACAGTAGTCCCCCAGAATAAGGATTATCTGACCAAGCTCCGATTCGCCCAACCCTACACTGATGAAAAGGGTTACGAGGTGATTTCACCCTTCGCCTGGGGACGCTACTCTACCCTATCAGACACTTTACTTGCCTTCACTAGAGACCCTGACTCTAACTTAGATGCTACTTCTAACACTACGGATACCACAAGAACATTTGATGACTCTGCCAGAGCCTTTGTATATGCTGGTTTGGCAATCCCTTACACCTCTGGATCTGCAAGCACACTAAGCGAAACCATCACAAAAGAACTTATGGAGTTTGACAACTCAAATGTCACCTCGTTTGAGTTGAATTTTAGTAATAGCAATAGTAGTCCTATCTCTAATGCGTTCCCATCAACTACAAATGGACAACCCTCATCCATCCCCTCCACTGCAACTGGGTCTAACACACCACCAACAGTTAATGCAGACCCCCTACAGAGAGCCCAGACATTCCTTGAAGGTATCGCCACTGACCTCTCAAACTATATGTCTGGAGGAGCAAATGATTCTGGAAATAACATATCAACCCTTCCCCAAAATACTGCCCTAGGAGGCTATGCAGCCCCAGGAACTACCTACGAGAAACTCAAGTATGCCATCAACCCTCAGTTCGCCTCCTCAACAAAAAGACCGCTAGGATAATTCATGGCCGATATTGAAGTTTATACTCCCCCTCAGGAAAAAGACACACTAAGCGATAGAAATCGTTTAGATGAACAATACAACTTATTTGTAATTAAAGTAAAAAGAGTGGATTATGAGCAAAAACTCATAAATATTGAGGATACAAGAACTCAACTTCGATATGACACTAAGCTTTTCCCTGTAAATATCTCCTCTACTGAGCTAACAGATGGGATTATGCCGGAAGAGGGTGCCTTAGGACTCGGGGTATTCTTGGAAAGTAGAGGAGGATTTGCTGAGTTAGCTGTTGTGGCCTGGATGATGTCAGATTCAGCTAGGGGTATTGACGCTATAGCTACAAGACCCATTGGATCTAAAGACGAAATTGAGGGACTCACTTCTCGCAAGCGTGGAATTTTTAGAAAAATGTATCCTGGTCAGAAATCTACAGTACTAACCGCAGGATTTACTGAAAAATCTGATGAAGGATGGGATCGAACCGCTTCTGATTTTTCTAGGGAGAAGCTTGACGCTCTGAGAAGAACCCATTTTGTTTCCACTGGGAGAGAAGTATCCTATACAGATTCTGGTTTGTCCTTCCATGGCTCAGTCCATCGCCCCAACGCCTCTACTGATGACATTCTCCCCACCACCCTTCCTGATGGGACCAAGGACTGGACCCTCTATCTCTCTTCAAACAAGCGAAACAAGAAAGACCGTTACTTTAGTGGCGCTCAAGATTTACTCTCCATCGTTGAACAGACTGAAAAGATTCAAGAGTTTGCCCTAGACTTCCCTTTACCTCTTGAGGTATTGGAGACAGACACCATGGATACCCTCATCGGTATTTCAAATAGTGCTTGGGCGGATAGAACAGCCATTCTAACTAAGGATGGAGTCTCTTATGATGATCAAAGCTCCATTTCCTCGCAGAGTTCTGACCACCCTGACTCTCTAGGTCAGACCGCTATTGGACCTTCTGTAAAAGAGGGGGCAACCCCGAGGCGCAGAGGGTGGATTATGGAGTCAACCAAGGGCACTTTAGTTGGCTCAAACTCGTTTGACACTACCACTTATGGGAAAATCCTGAAACCGACTGTCTTCCCCTACACCAAACAGGGTAGATTTGGTTCCGACACTGAATCCGGCTACCTGCCAATTAACAAAAAGTCTGATCAGTCCGAAGTTCGTCTAGCCGCTTCAGCTTGGTCAGTCCGTTTCCCCTACGAATACAACACAACTCGTTGGGAAGTGTCAAAAGAGGGTCATTTTCAGTTTGAAATTGGCTCAACCATCCCCAAAGAGAATATCGCATGGGATGGAGGGACCTATGAACACCCATACGGGGCTGGTCGTTCCGTAGATGGTCATCTAACAGGCTCCTTACGCCTCGCAATCGGTAAAAATAGGGATGAAGAGGAGTCAATTGACCTAACCACCATGGGTGGAGCGGTCCTTCGCCTTGGATCAGACGATACCACCCTTCCTGATAGCTCCAGAATCGTAAAAACTCAGATTAGAGGTCAAAAAGATGCAATGGGAGACCGCAAATTCCAATATTGGACCACTCCTAAGCTCACTAAGACCGGAGATGCCGGAAGTCTTAACCCCGGTTCTAAACTTGCGGGTGAATGTGTGTCCCTTAGGGCCGCTTTTGATGGAGGCACCTTCCTTCGTCTAGGGGCAAGAGATAAGGATGCTAGAAGGCGTCACCTTAGGAATGGCTACAGTGATGGTCAGGGCTCTGTCAAGTCAGGGGACAACTCCCACACCGCCGGAAGACCTGTTTATGGTGTTGGGGATGCCCCATACGCCTTCCATGACATGACTCAGACTGGTTCCCCCAAACTACGCATCTCCCCCTATTCCTGGGCTGGTAACCCAACAGGTAATATGGACACAACTGGGCTCTCCGGTGACATTCATGCTGTAAGGGATATCCTTCTCCGTATCGGTCGGAATCCCCAGAACGGGCAATCCCTCCTTTTGGATACTTTAGGTGGTGTTGTGGCTGCAATAGGCAAAGATAACCTAGGCAGAAGTCTCACAGCAGCTTTTGATGGTGGCATTGAGGCCACAATTGGAAATGCTAAGGGCAAAGGACTTAAACTTGAAATTGACGGGGATGTTGATATTGCTATAAAAGGCAATTTACACTTAAATGTAACAGGAGATATTTGGGTGGAAGGTGTCAGAATCAACAACATAGCCAAGCTGATGATGACAAACAAGAGTTTGATCAAGATTGATAAGATGTTGGTGGCCCATAATACGGAGTCCCCCATTGTAAACAACAATCAAGAGTTTGGACTAGACTCCGCTCCAATGGGTGATTAATGGCAGATGGCACAATTATTTATGATATCAAGAATAAAGGAGCTAACCCCTCCAGAGAGAAGGTTCCGTCTGCTTCTCCAACAGAAAACTTCTATCATGAATCCCTTGAGCGTGGTAGACTGCTTGAAAAGTCTATTGGG